TCTGTCTGTTCTACGTCACCAGTGATGACAATCTTACTACCGATTCCGATACGTGTCATAATCATTTTTAACTGGCTAGGAGTTGCGTTTTGAGCTTCATCTAGCACAATCCAACTATTCTTGAAGTTCCTGCCTCTACAGAATGCTAGTGGAGCTATCTCTACTATCTGTTCTTCTAACATTGTCTCAATTTCTTTAGTGGAATAGTACTCTCTCAATACATCTAATAGTGGTCTAGTCCAGGGTTCCATCTTTTGATTGATATCACCTGGTAAAAACCCGTGTTTTTCATCATCAACACCGACTGCAGGTCTAGTCAATATGATCCTGTCGCACTCGCCGTTTCGCATTGCTTTGATAGCGGCTTGCATGGCAAGATACGTTTTCCCTGTCCCTGCTGGTCCCGAAACCACGACTATATCTGTCATCTCATCAAGGAGTGCTATAATGTATTTTTCTTGATTAATGGATTTGGGGATGAGTTCTACGGGTTTGCGTACTCTTGGCTTCTGAGTTGCTTGTGTAAAATCGATAGTTTTTGACTCTTTTGTATAGAATGTATTTGATTCTTTCTTACTGTGTGAAAAACGTGTGTCTGTGGTACGTAATGCGCTAGTTTTTCTTTTGCTCAAGTTAATTCTCCTTTGTAGAGCGGTGAGTTCTCATAACACTCATCTTTATTTAAGGTCAATGATTATGCATATAGTAGCATACTTTTAACACAAACTTTTAGCATAAATATTAGGCTAAGGTAAGAATTTATCAAAACATAGTATTCATTCATTAAAAGATAAATACTTACATGATCCCAACAGCAGACAAATTTTTTGATGATGTGAACTACACCAGTATTATTGATACCGTAAAGGGTATCTTTACTAGTGACGGTTCTATGTCCGTATTACTCGACTTTGAGCGAGTATTAGACGAAGCCGACTTATATGCTTTCAAGAATTGGGAGCTAGGCGAACTAGTACAAGGTCCAATGGTTAAACGATATAGCGTAGGCTGTGTGTTTATGTGGCCTTTCAAATTGATGCCCGATCCACGTGGCGCAAAAAGACTACTACACTTAGGTTGCAAGATTCTTTGGAAAAAGACAAAGATTCGTGTTCCTGTAGAAGTAGTAGACTATGAAGATTTCCAACCCGGCACACGTTACCCAAAGATGAAGGAACGTGAGATTTGGTTGATCTATATTGAAATGCCTAAGGAATTGATGGATGATATCCGTGAAGGTTCTATTGACTTAGCTGACCAGACTATCGACTTGAATGACTTAGACGAGGCATACGATGACGATTTAGAGTCACAAGACCAAGACGGTAGTGAAGAAGGTGGAGATATGCAACAGTCTACACCTGATATGGGCGGTAACATGGAACCATCAGCAGGCGCGGCAGCACCAATGGGGACAGTATAATGACTAAAGTAATTATCAACGAAGGTTTAGACTATCACGATTTAGAAGGTATCGTATTACCTGTAGTATCTGTTGATGAATATTCTGCTCAAATGGGTAAAGATAGCGAAATCGTTACATTAGCATTTACTGTTAAAAACAAAAAAGCAGGCGAAGATTTAAGTGACTGGTTTGAGCGTGGGTACGATTTTGTACTAGACGCACAAGTTAGCGAAGGTGAGTTATCTACAGGTAAGTATCTAGTTTTTGTTGAAATGAATCGCAGAACTACAGTACCTGAAAGAATTATTACGTTATTAGATGACATGGAAACATTAACAAACATGAAGTTGAAAGACTGGACTGTTATTGTTGATGAAGAAGAACATGAAGCCGAAGAAGATATACTAAAGCAAGTAATTATCATGTCGCCGCACAAGTATCGTGTTGATGAAGAACGTGAAGAAGATTTAAACGAAATGCGTCAAAACGCAGGTCTTGAAACTGTATCGATTTATAAAGAACAAGATAGTGAATTGAAAGCATTTAAAGCAATAGCAGGATTATAATATGGCAACACTACTAGCAAAAAAATCAGGTCCACAAGACAACGCAATCGCAACAGACGATGAGCACCATGAAGCGTTAGCCGCTGATCCTACAGTATCAGCATTTCCACAGAATAGTTCATTTGGAGCAACAAATGCATTCACCAATACACAATCCGGGCCTTCAGCATTTGGCTCAGCGCCGTCAACTGGATTCGGTTCAACCGGTGGTTTTGGTTCACCAACATCAGCATCAACAGGGTTCGGAGCAAGTACAGCAACACAACAACCAGTCACCAATCTTACAGCAGGGGCAGAAGCCGCTGTAAAAGGTGGTGCAGAATCAACAGTAGCATTGGATAAAGATGCAACTGATTGGATCAACAAGAAAATGCGTCCAATGATGGGATGGATTTACATGTTGACATGTACATGTGACTTTGTATTGTTCCCAATACTATGGTCTATCTTACAAGCATTGACACACGGCAACGTTACAAGTCAATGGCAACCCGTTACACTACAAGGTGCTGGTCTTTACCACATCGCTATGGGTGCTATTTTGGGTATCGCCGCATATGGTCGTACAAAAGAAAAGGTTGCCGGCGTAGCTTGACAACAAATAAGTTAGGTGTTATAATCACTTAATGGAACATTATCAAACGTTGGGGGTAGCTAAAAATGCTACTCCTGATGAAATCAAAAAAGCATATCGCAAACTAGCGAGTCAACATCACCCAGATAAGGGTGGCGATACTGCTACGTTTCAAAAAATCCAAACAGCATACGATACATTGTCTGACCCACAAAAGCGTCAGCAATATGATAATCCTAGTCCTTTTGGGCAACATCCTGGTGGTGGTTGGCAACAAGCAGGGTTCCCTGGTGGATTCAATTTCAATTTTAATGGTGGTGATTTCCACGACATATTCAGTGAGGTGTTTAAACAACACCATCAACGTCATCAGAACCAACCACAAGCATATAGAACTGCTGTCAATATAACTTTGGAACAAAGTTATAGTGGTGATTCTATTCCGATGAAGCTACAAACGCATACGCAAGCACACACAGTTACTATTGATATTCCATTGGGCGTATCAAATGGTGTACAAGTACGCTATGACAATTTAATTCCAAATGCAAGCTTGATTGTAGAATTTAGAGTAGCTCCGCACTTGAAGTTTGAACGCAGAGGATCGGACTTATTCTGTAACCAATCTGTATCAGTATTAGATTTGATTGTAGGTACTACATTTGAGTTCACAACATTGTCTGGCAAAACATTGGAGGTCACTGTCCCACCCAAAACACAACCATATATGAATTTGAAAATCGCAGGCGAAGGCATGCCTATAACAAATGGTCATTATGGAGACCAAATTATCTTGATTAAACCATTCGTACCTGATACAATTTCTGATGAGATAACACAAAGTATCTTGCGTTCCAAATCCAAATAACATAAAGGAAATTATGACTAATTCACCCGAAATCGAAAGCATCATCGAGCAAGCAATTCATTTTGCAAAAGAGCGCAAGCACCAATATGTAACAGTTGAACATTTACTGTATGCATTGGTTTCACATCCTCCCTTTAAGAAGTGCCTAGACAGTTTTGGTTGTGAAATCGACCAAATGACACAAGAGGTTGCGGCATACCTGGATAGTCTACATGCTATTGAATTAGCTGATAGAACGGTTGAAGAAGTTCAACCACGCAGAACAAACAGCCTTGAACGTGTTATGAATCGTTCAGTCACACAGGTGTTATTCACTGGTCGTAGACAAGTTACTACGATTGACTTGTATCTTTCAATCGCGGCAGAAGGTAACAGTCATGCACATTACTTCCTGTTGAAGTATGGTGTCAATAAACAAGAGTTCTTGGCTCACTGGCAAAAGACTTATAAGGGTGCAGAGTTTACAACTAAACTTAGCGATGACCAAGCTGACGAAATTCTTGAAGAATATACAACTAACTTGAGCGACCTTGCACGTAAAGGTAAGCTCGAACCATTGATCGGTCGTGTTAAAGAACTTGACGAAATTGCAAACGTACTTGCTAAACGATTCAAGAGTAACGTATTGATGGTTGGTGACCCAGGCGTTGGTAAGACTGCCATCGTTGAAGGTCTAGCACTAAGTATTGCTGATGGTAGTGCTCCTGAGTTTTTGAATAATCACGAAGTCTATAGCCTTGAAGTTGGATCATTGCTTGCTGGTAGTAAATATCGCGGTGACTTTGAAGAAAAGGTCAAAGCAGTTATTGACGCATTGAACACAAAGAAGAAAGCCATTCTGTTCATTGACGAAGCACACACTATGAGTGGTGCAGGATCTGGTAACGCAGGTGGCCCAGACTTTGCAAACATGATTAAGCCTGCAATCACTAAAGGCACATTGAAAGTCATTGCAAGTACTACATGGGAAGAATTCTACAATAGCTTTGAGAAGGATCGTGCATTAATGCGTAGATTCTACCGTGTTGGCATTGACGAACCAAGTCACGAATCTACTATTCGTATTCTAACTGGCTTGAGCGAACGACTAAACGATTTCCACCAAGTGAAGATTACTGAGGAAGCAATCAAAGCTAGTGTTGAAAGCGCCGATCGTTATATTCACGACCGCAAGAATCCTGACAAATCTATTGACTTGCTTGATGCGGCTTGTGCCCGTCAGAAAGTTGATGGCAACATCGATGCTGTCATTACCAAAGAATTGATTTTCGATCAGGTCGAACGTTTCACTGGAGTCCCCGCTGATAAATTGCAAGGTGATAACATGGATCGTATTCAAACTCTTGAGGTCAATGTCAAGGGTAAACTATACGGTCAAGATGAAACTGTTGACAAAGTACTTGAACGCATCTATGTGTCGTTTGCAGGTATCGGTAACGAAACGAAACCTACAGCAAGTTTCTTGTTCTTAGGTCCAACAGGTACAGGTAAAACTGAACTTGCTAAGTTGTTATCTAAAAACCTTGACATGCCATTGCTCAAATATGATATGAGCGAATACGGAGAAAAACATTCTGTCTCAAGTTTGATTGGACCACCTCCAGGCTATGTCGGGTTTGGTGATGGACAAGTTGGTGGCGGTCGCTTAATTAACGACTTGAGCAAGAATCCACACAGCATCTTGTTGTTTGACGAAGTTGAAAAAGCACATCCTGATATTTTCAATATCTTCTTGCAGATGCTAGATGAAGGTCGCATCACTGGGTCTAACGGTAAAGAAGTCAACTGTAAGAACACAATCATTATCATGACCAGTAACTTAGGTAGTGCTGATGGTGAACGTAGTGCAATTGGTTTCGGCAGTCAAGAACGTACAGGCGAAGATGATAAAGCAGTACGTGAATTCTTTAAACCTGAGTTCCGTAATCGTTTGGATCTTGTCTGTAAATTCAATAAACTTGATACACTTGCTATCAAGAAAATTGTTCTTAAATTTGCTGAGGACTTGAAAACAAGCTTGCATGATAAGCACAATATTACATTGAACTTGAGCGAGCCTGTCATTGAGTATCTTGCAGAACAGGGCTATGACAAGAAGATGGGAGCACGTCCTCTGGCACGTAAGATTGACGAACTTGTGCGTGTCCCATTGAGTAAGAAGATTTTGTTCGAGCGCATTAAGAATGCTACTATTATGGTCAACATGGTTGACGATGCAGTAACGTTTGAAGTTGCACAAAAACTAGTAGCTGAGGTTGGGGAAGATGGGATTATTAAAGTCAGTTGATAACCAGCCTGGTATAGATTATTACGAATACCGTGATAGTCTATACTACAATAACTATGAATTTCGCATGAGGGTGGAAATCCCTTGTGTGAGATATGTATGGTGGTGTAAGAGTGAAGATGACTTGATGAATAAGATTAGTGGCAAGACTACTAAGTACGGAAGCATCAAGAAACATGACATGCCTGAGGTCATTGACAACCAAGAGGCATTGAAAATTCTCATTAGATTGCAACGTGATAGAAAGAAGTCCAAAGACCTAGGTCTACGCATCGAGAGTAGCACTGTTGCTATCTTTGGTAATGACTTGTCTAAGTTGCAAGCAATTGCACAAGAATTAGGATCCAAATATACACCTGATTTCACGCAAGTACAAACTGCACAATATGCAGGAGTGAAGCATTTTGTTGATAAACCAAAGCATAATTATCGTGTATACTTGAAGTCTAAACGAGTTGAGGACAATTTCCACAATGAATTACGTGAAACAATCCAAAGACAAAAAGGATTATTTCCCAGTAATGCACTGGTATCATGGATGAATCGTGATAATAAACGATGGGGAATCTGGCACTTTAGGTGGACAAGCGCGGCACATTTTATCGATTATGACGATGAATCTACACTCAGTTATCTAGCACTAATGCATGGCGAAGTACTGGGTAAAAAGTACAAACTAGAAAAGCGTCCCGATCCTATTTAAAATGATAAATACTCTAATAAAATGGAGTATTTACCATGGCAAAGATTGTCGAGGACGTATTAGTCATCAAATTCAGTAAAATCGTTAAGGACAGTGAATCAGAAACTTCTGGTATCGCTGGTTCCGACGTTCAACAAGCATTAGAACAAGTCGCACAAGAATTAGTCGGTGACGCCGTCGTTGTTGAGGTTGTAAGAGCATGAGCCAAACAACAACGTTAGTATTGTTGCCACAAACTACATGGCAAGGTAATACTTATGCTAACCTACAAGTTTATGATGTTGTAGGTGACAAAAAACCAGCGGCTGCATATTATCTAGGCAACAAAGATTTACAAACAGTTAACATCAATTTAGCTGGTGTCACTGGTAACATTTTCATTCAAGCAAGTTTAGCTACTACTCCTACTGACATTGACTGGTTCAATGTTTATGAGTTGCAAGCAAATGCAGGCGCTCCTGCAAATACTATACCTAACGTTAATGCATACTTAAATGAAGCGGTTAATATCGAAGGTAACTTTGTTTGGATGAGAGCAAAGGTACAAGACTTCCACAGTGGAGTTGTACAATACATCAAGTTGAGTTATTAATATGAGTACGATTGTTATTATGCCAGGTGGCTTTCACCCATTTCACGCAGGTCACTATGCGTTATACCAATCTGCCAAAAAAGCGTTCCCTAATGCTGATTTATATGTTGCGGCAACTAATGACCAAAGTGAAAGACCTTTTCCCTTCGCATTAAAAGAAAAGTTAGCTAAGTTAGCTGGAGTAGAACCAGGACATTTCATACAAGTCAAAAGTCCTTTCCAAGCTAAAGAGATTACACAAAACTACAATCCTGAACAAGATGTATTAATTTTTGTTCGTAGTGAAAAAGATCGCAATGAACAGCCTAAGCCAGGCGGTACAAAGAAAGATGGTACACCTGCTTACTTCCAACCATGGACAGGCAAAGATGTTCAGCCTTTTGCTAAACATGCATACTTTGCTTATCTACCAACCGTTGAGTTTGGTCCAGGTATCACAAGTGCTACACAGATTCGCAAAGCATGGCCTACATTAAATGACAAGCGCAAAACTGCACTTGTTATGAGTTTATATCCTGCAACACAGAAGAATCCTAAACTAGCACAGAATGTTGTTGGTATGTTTGACCAAGTTATGGGCGGTCAAGTTGAAGAAAGCGAAGAAGCATTACAATTTGCTACACAAGCACACGCAGGACAAACAAGAGCAGGTGGTGAACCATATGTTAATCACCCAATTCGTGTTGCTGATTCTATCAAACAATATAAACAAAGTCACAACTTAGACGCACTTATCAATGCGGCATTACTACATGACACCGTAGAAGATACTGACACAACACATGAAATATTACATGATTTGTTTGGTGGTTTAGTTGCGTCACTTGTGAAAGAATTAACGAGTGACCCAGAACAAATTAAGAAGATGGGTAAGGCCCAATATCTAGCACACAAGATGGCTGCTATGAGTAGCTACGCATTAGTTATTAAACTTGCTGACAGACTAGATAACGTTAAAGATATCACTACTGCTAGAACTCCTGAATGGAGACAGAAGTATAAAAAAGAAACTGAGCATATCTTAAACTACATTGAAAAGACACGTGCTCTTTCCAATACTCACAAGATTTTCATTGACCTTATTCGTAATAAAATTGCTGAATTGGACAATCCACAAGTTTCTGAAGAACGTCACGTAGATGGTGGATTTGGTCCTGATTATCCAGGTACATATGAACAAGAGCATGAAAACGAGCCATTCAAAAAGCCACAAGGTCACCATACACGTGACTTAACAACTGAGGATATAGAAGCTGATCCCGAAATTGCAAAAACAATGGCATTCGCAAGACAGCATTATCCAAGTAATGCAGCCAAGCAAGAAGCATTTACAAAATTCGTTATTCATGCATTAAAACATAGCGAACAGGACGACCGCCATCAAGACGAAGAAATCACAGATTTACAACATCAAATTGACATGCTCAAGGCTAAAATCAATGTGTCCGAAAGCGTGGATTATCTTGAAGAAAAATAATTTGACTCCTCATATCTGATGTAAATAATTACATCATTTAAGAGGACCAAATGGCAACTAAAAAATCAAAATCAGCAACTCAAGCAGCCGCAGAAACAGTGGCAGCTCAAGCAGTTCCCGAAACTACTACAGTTCAACAAGAAGGACAACAAGCTCCACAACAAGGTCAAGTTCAAGTAAACGTTGACTATCTACGTACTACCCGAGTACACATAGCAATGCCATGCTATGGTGGTATGTTGACTGAATCTACATTCATGTCATTCATCAAGTGGGCAAACACTGCCCGTCAACTTGGCATTGACTGGACACTAGAAACAATGGTCAATGAGTCATTGATTAGTCGTGCCCGTAACACCCTAACTGCTAAATTCTTGGACATGCCTGAGGCAACTCACTTGTTCTTTGTTGACGCAGACATTGGTTGGGAACCATGGCACTTGTTAGTTCTATTGAACCGTGACGTTGACGTTATCGGTGGATTGTACCCAATGAAGACTATGCCGATCAAGTGGGTAGTTAACGGATTTGAAGGAGCAGAGACTGGTCCTGACGGTCTACAAGAAGTATCTAAAGCAGGTACAGGTTTCTTGTTGATGAAGAAGCATGTGTTTGAAAAGATGAAGACTCACCCAGCTGTTAAGCAGTACAAGAACGACATTGGTTTAGATCCAAAGTATGACCAACATCTAAAGACCTATTTCGATACAGCAGTTCGCCAGAATCGTTACTACAGTGAAGACTGGACATTCTGTGAAAACTGGCGTGATATGGGTGGTAAGATTTGGGTTGACACACGTGTCTTGTTACGTCACTCAGGTAGTTATGTTTTCTGTATGGAAAACCAAGAACACTTGATGAACACAATTGGACCTATGTATGTTCAGCAACAGCAAGAAAAAGCTCAAGCACAACAAGCTGTACAACCTGGACCCGATGGAAACATCACACTGAAAATCAATTAACAAAAGCCCCGTAAGGGGCTTTTTAACGGACAACTTTCCTAAAGAATAGTATTCGACTAAATACTACATGGACATCAGAGAACTACATTCATTTCAACTGTCAGACGCAGTTAAATTTCACGACCACTTGAATCCTAAGATTTTCCACGGACAGCATGTGCGTCCGGAAGTCGAAAAACAGCTTAAATTGATCGCCGGTGACTTCTTAGAAGAATTGGGTGTTGATGGATTGGACGTCCAAGATATTACTATTTCAGGTAGTAACGCCGCTTATAGCTATACACCTCATAGTGATTTAGATTTACATATCTTAGTTGATATGACTAAATTACATAATGATGAAATGTACCGTGAATTGTTTACTGCTAAAAAGAATGCATACAACGATTCACATGACATTAAAATACATGGCATCCCAGTTGAATTGTACATTCAGGATAGCAATGAACCCGTCATAAGTTTAGGTGAATATAGCATCAAAAACAACAAGTGGTTGAAAATCCCTAGTAAACGTAGAGCAAACTTTGACCAGAATGCTACTAGAAAGAAATATGAGAAATTACTTGAAGTAATCAAACGAGCATTAAAGACACAAAAATTAGAACGTGTTCAAAATGTGTTAAAGACTATAAAGCGTTATCGCCAAGCAGGGCTAGATAAGGGCGGCGAGTTTGGTCCTGAAAATTTAGCTTTCAAAGCATTGCGTAGTCAGGGTTGGATTACTGCGTTATATAAATTACGTGATGAATTACACAGTAAAGAACTCAGCATTGAGGGAATGTATAGTGAAGATAACAAATTCCTAAACAAGCAAACACCTACAATCGAGCAACTGGTTATCAAGTACAAAGTTCCTAAACGTGACATACTAATTCAGTTAGATAAGGGTATCAAAGTTGAACTAGAACACACTAAAGATCGTGATATTGCACGTGAAATTGCGTTAGACCATATCAACGAAGATCCACACTACTACAACAAGTTAGCTAAAGTTGGTCTAGAAGAATCAGTTGGTAATGAAATACATAACTATCGTAAGTTAGATAGAATACTAGAAAAATTATGCAAAATGGTTGTTGACGGACAAAGTTCTGATAAAGACTATGGCATGGTTGGTGCATGTGTTTTAGATCCAGATAACAACATTGTAGCTGGATTGAATCATCCTGGAAGTAATGGTAAAAGAGTTCATGCTGAACGTGTTGCTGTAGAGAAGTACGAAAAGAAGTATGGAGAAATTCCTGAGGGTAGTGTTGTAATCACTACATTAAGTCCATGCAATGAACCAGATGATGAAACTGCTAGTGAACGAGAAGGCGAGAGTTGTGCAGAATATCTAAATTCCAAAGATATTAAAAAAGTCTATTGCGGTTACATCGATCCTACTCAAAACAACGATATCAGAGACTTCAATCTAATTGAAACTAGTGACAAGGCAATTCGTGAAGAATGTAAGAGTTTTGCAGATACATTCTTAGACCAGGAAATGAATGAATCATTGGACAATGACTATAGACTTAAATGGGAAAAAAGTGATTTTGGCGACATTGATGCATACGCTAAGTTACCAGATGGTAACTATCTAAGCATCATGTTTAACAAAGGATACAACCAAGATAATGAAGAAGCATGGAGTGTTGAGTTCTTTAGAAACAACAGCCAAGAAGTCACAGGTGAGGGTGATGCTCAACGTATATTTGCTACAGTACTAAGTGCAATTCAAACATTCATTAGAAAATACAAGCCTAATAGACTAACTTTTTCAGCAAGTAAAGAAGTAGAACCTGGCCAAAACCCACAAAGTCGTGCAAAATTATACGACAGTTTAGTACAGCGTTATAGTAAAGCGTGGGGATATAGAGCGTTTCGTGCTGATACTGGGAATAAAGTTATCTATGAATTGAATAGAATAAAACCAGTTTCGGAAGATGACGAAGAACCTCAGGGTACTATAGAACAATATGGTGGCATGTATATCTACTTAGAAGACCGTGACGAGGATGGTGAAGTTTTTGTGCAAGCAATGCACATGCCAGCAACTGACGGATCAACTGAACTTGGATATGTATTGTTTGCCAAAGAAGGCAACTATCTAGTGCCGGAAGATTTACAAGTAGAAGAAAAATATCAACATCAAGGCATTGCAAGTACAATGTATGATTACGTAAAATCTAAAGGCTATAAAATCAAGCGTAGTCCAGACCAAACAGATGCTGGTGCTGGATTCTGGGACAAGCATCGTCCTAATCAAAAAGTATGGGAAGCAAGTGGTTATATCCCAAGCGAAAAACAGAAAAACGACCCTCGTTTTAAGACAGCATTAACAGTAGATGTTAAGCCTGACAGTATCAAAAAGAACGCAAAAGCGTTTAGCTGGCTCACAAACAGAGCCGGAATCCCACCAACTGCGAACCCCTCAGGCAAATTCTGATTAGTTAGTATTTTGATAAATACTATATTACTTCGGAATTTGTTATGAAAATCAATCAAATCATTCAAGAAACTACAACTGCAGGTTCAGTTGCTACAGTTCCTCACGCATTTGTCAAAATGCAATCACGTAGCCCTAGCGTATACGGAGATCAAAAAGTAGGCAGTCTACTTAAAGGCAAAAAGACAAACAAACCATTTGCAAACAGCTTAAATGAGGGCGCAGTAAAGCAACTTTCAATGGATTTAAAAGGTGGTCCTGATGGACTATCTGACGAAGAATTCAAAAAGAAGTATGGTAAGACAAAGGCTGAAGTTCGTGCTGAAATGAAAAAGAAGCCTGAACCACTAAAGCCAGTTAACGAAGCAGACTTACAAGAAGATGATGTTATCTTAGTTCCAGGCAAAGGTCTTAAAGTTAAGCCTGGTTTTCACAAGATTGATCCAGATAAAGCAGAACACGAAGGTCAAACATTAAAGAACAGTTTGCACACTATCATTCGTGTAGCTACGCAACTTGATAAACAATTATCAACACAAGAACATTTTCCAGAATGGGTAAGTGAGAAGATTGGCGCAGTAAAAGGCATGATGACTTCAGTGGCAGATTATTTAATTAGTGATGAAGAAATGCAACATGATCCAGATGCTATGGAAGAAGGTGCTAAAGTAGACCGCATGGTACAACACATCAAAAAGTCTGAAAAGAAATTAGGCAAGTCTGATAAAGTTGCCACAGACATTGCATGGGCAACTGCTAACAAGCGTGGCATGTTAGACAACAAGAACAAGAAAGCAAAATAAAATGAGCAAGATTGCAAAAGGCTTAAACGAAGCATACAGTCGTTATGACCGTAGAGATGCTTATCAGCGTGACTATGATGCTAGCGTTGCTGGCATGGGCAAACGCCAATCGTATGCTTATCAACAGGATGGTGGTGCAAATGATGAAGGTTGGGATGATGAACCTCGACAATCTTATCAACCTAAACCTGTCGCTAAAAAAGGTTATTATTTCTACACAGTACCCGCAGGACAAGATGCTAAAGCACAAGAAGTGGGATTATTTAGAACAAAAAGTGGCAAGTGGTACAGTCCTTTCCAAAACACACGTGCTGATATGTTTTTTGGAAAACCTAAGTTCTGGCAACCAAAAAATGAAAATAAACAACTTGATGAACTAAGCCCAGAAACTCTGGCAAATTATAAAAAAAAAGCGGGGGCTGATGCCACTGCCGCTGACAAAGCAGGTGACTATGAGCGTGGCAACAAACGCTTCAAGGGTATTGTTCGTGCAACTAAAAAAGAGTTTAGCAATGACGAAAAAAAGTTAAACGAACTCATCGACCAATTATCTGAATCAGAAAAACAATCTATCGTAGACCAATTAAAAGAAAGTTTAATTGAAGGTACAATGGGTTCTACTACAAGCTCACCTGCAGGCAGTAACGCAAGTGCAGGACAACGCTTCTATAAGCCAAGACATGTTCCTAACCAAGATGAACTACAACAGCAAGGATTGGCAGAATTTGCGGCCGGTGGCGACTTTAAACCACCTGTCCCACCAAAGAATAAAGGCAACGATCCGTTTGGCAATGATGACCGTAGCAAGATTGTTCAAGCAGTTAGACAGTTATTAAAAGCAGGCAACAAAGTAGACTGGAAAGTTCCTGGTCAAATGGGCCACGTTGTCAGAGCAGATGACCATGGTGTTATAATGAAACGTTGGGGTAGACCATATAGCAAGATTCATTATTCATTACACTTATCCGATGACCAAGATGACCAATATCAAATCATGATGGTCAAGCCAGGTTATTACAAAGTTATTAGTACAGACACTAGTTGGAATTTAGACGAAGATGTTGACCGTCGTAGCATTCTAAAAGCATTAGCAGCCGCAGGTGCATCGGCTATTGCTCCAGCATTCGCTAAAGGTGGCGGTGGTGGCGGAGGTCATGGTGGCGGTGGTGGTCATGCTAGCTCTGGTGGTGGACATAGTAGCGGTGGCAAGGGCGGAAGTGTTGGCGGCAAAAGTGGTTCAGCAGGAGGTCGTGCTTCTAGCGAGCCAACAAGTAGATTTACACCTGGTCACACATACACACCTGTAGTTGGACACGGTGGTGCCCCTAGAGAAAGCGATGCCGCAGACCGTCAAGAATACATCAAGTTTCTAACGAGCTATGCTGATGCTATTCGAGCAGGTAAGATGACTCCTGAAATGCGCAAGTGGTTGAACAATCACCCTGAAGTCATTGAGGACTTGAAGCGTGGACCACACGGTTTAACTATGGGTCAACTAAATGCTGACTTGGTAGACATTGAATCTCGCAAGAATTATCACATGATGCGTGAAGAAGGTGTGGCGGAAGGCTGGAAAGAAAAAGTAGGAGCAGCCGCATTAGCAGGTGCTGTGGCTACAGGTGCTGGTGCTAATACTCCAAAGGTTCCACTTGACAAGGCAGTTCAACAGGCAACTGCTGTGTATAACATAAACAAGGCTGTTAAAAAACATAAAGAAAAAGAAGCCGAGAAGCGTAAATCTGATGACAAACAGGTTAAAGAGCAAGGTGTGGCGGAAGGCTCACTAAACGAATTTGCTCCAGATGGATTCAATGGTGGTGATGACGGTGAAGAGTTCAATCCAAGATTAGCCAAGATGGCTTATGATGAAGGTGTTGTTAAAGGCGTGAGTCTAGCAGACGGTGCTACATTAGAACGAGCAATGGCGATAAATGGTTGGGATAAACACGATGGTGGTATCTACCAACAACACTTTGCCAAAGGATTCAAAGCAGGTCGTATGAATAAAATCAATCACGACAATAAACAATACAACCTCAACTTAAAGTTGATGAAAGATGGTAGTATCAGACACGGTGAGCAAGGTGTGGCGGAAGGCTCGGACGCAGAAGCATACAAAGAAAAGTTGTTAGCTACATTACCGCAAATGATGCGATTCTATGAAAAGAATGTTAAAGGTTGGAAACCCAGCGAAGAACAAATGTTAGCCGCAGTTGAAACTGGCTACACCGTTATGAAACATACCGGCGATGTTAAAAAAGCAGGCAAGGCTGTGATGGATGAGTTAAACACTCTACATCGTATGAGTCAAGGTCAGCAAGGTGTGGCGGAAGCAGAAAAGAATCCTCACACAAGCGCAATCGGCAAGGCGTTATATCGTGATCTAAGCAAAGAAAAGAAAGCAAGCCCACAACAGAAACAACGCAACAAAGAGCGTTGGGCACAGCGTCAAGCAGAACAAAACAAAGAGCAACCAGTTAAAGAATCCAATATCATGAAAGGTCTTAAATAATGACAGACTATGAATTTTATTGGAATAGAAAAGGATACCCAAGATAATGTTAGCAGATAACTTAAAAGTATTATTGGCGAGTACTCAGTCATTCGCAATCAAAACACAAAACTTTCACTGGAACGTTGAAGGTAGTAACTTCCCACAGTATCATCAATTCTTTGATACGATGTACGGCGATGTAAGTGATACAATCGATAAGATTGCCGAGTACGTTCGTATTCTTGGTCATTACACTCCGGGAAGTTTAACTCGTTATGCTGAATTAACCATCATTCAAGACCAAGTAAAAATCCCACGTGCTGAATTAATGTTTGTTGAATCATTACAAGATTGCGAAAAGATGATTCAATTGGTTTCTGCAATGTTTGATGAAGCTACGGCTGAGAAACAACAAGGCATTGCTAACTATATGGCTGAACTACAAGACTTGTACGCTAAGAAAGCCTGGTTCATCCGTTCAACACTAAAAAGAGAACGTGAGTGAGAGCTACTGAGTTTGTTACTGAAGATTTATCACGCCGAGGCTTCTTGGGAGGTTTAGGTGCTGCCGCAATGGGAGCGATGGGTGTTAATGCTAATGCTAAACAAATGCCACCTGCACGTGAAGAACCTCCTAAACTACTAAGTAACAATCCAAGTAACGAAACAACAATATTGAAAACTGCTAAGAAAGCAGGCATGAAAGGTCCTGAACTAGCACAGTTCATGGCACAGACAAAGCATGAATCTTGGGATTTCGACAGATTAAAAGAAAAGCCACAACCAGGTGTCAAAGATTATTACAATAAAAAATACGACATTCGTTATAGTCCAAGAACAGCAAAGATTTTAGGTAACAAACATCCTGGCGATGGCCAAAAATATCATGGTCGTGGTTTCATTCAATTGACCGGTCGTGATAACTATCGTATGGCGGGTCAAGCATTGGGTATTGATTTGTTAAACCACCCTGAACTAGCTAGTAAACCAGAAGTTGCCGCACAAATTGCTGTATGGTATTGGAACACTAGAGTTAAGCCACATGTAAATAACTTTGCTGACACAAGAGCAGTTACGCAAAAGATTAATCCGGCAGCTAGAGGGTTAGAAAATAGACACGAAAATTTTAAAGACTACATGAGAATTATATGAAGAAAATTATAACAATATTACTAGCAACATTATCACTATCGGCTTTTGCATGGGATCAACGACCACCGTTGCCAGTACAACAATGTCAAGTACACAGTCCATATGGATTCGCACAAACACAACGTACAGCACAACCTATCTGCCGTGAGGGCTACTTAGTTGCATATGATGCTCCAGTTAAGATTCCGGTTTATGTAGCTTATACATTGAAGCCAGAAAACGCATTAGGTTGCTTCCCAAGAACAAACGCCTTCGTGGCTGACCAATCATTGAACGGCACAGGTGCAAAACCCGATGACTATGTTGGTACAGGATACGACAAGGGACACGCGGCCCCGGACGGTGACCTATCATACACTCAGCAAGTAGAATATGAAAGTTTCTTAATGACTAACATGTATCCACAGCATGGTAGTTTGAATCGTGGTATATGGAAACTACTAGAAACTAGTGTGCGTGGTTGGGCAGTACAACGTAATCAACCATTTACCATCTATGTAGGCGCATTCTATGGTCAGGGTGATGAAATGTTTAAGGGTATTATCGTTCCGCATGGTTACTATAAGATCGTTATCAATAATATAACTGGTGAAGTTGCTGGTTGGGCATTCCCTCACACTAAACCATATGTTAATTTAGGTAATGACTTGACTAAGTTCCGTCAACCAATTGCTACTATAATGCAAAATGCAGGTGTTAAGTATGCGTTCCCTGCAAACGCAAAAGAATTGGCGCCTGGCCAAGAGTGGACTGTAGACTTTGGTAAATTGACTAATGCTAAACGTGCTAAATGTGGCGCTAATGCATCAGCAGATTGATAAATACTATATCGGAGAAAAATCATGGCAGAACAAATTGTTGAAGTTGACGGTGTAAAGCACATATTCAAAACAGAATTAGAGAATATGAAATCTTGGGAAGAGTGGATTAAGGATACAAAAACCGCTGAAGAATTTCATGGATGGGTAAAAAATAAAGGTTCCACGACTGACGAATTTGTTTCTTGGTACAACGAATGGTTAGTAGATCAAAAAATTACTCACACTATCATCGATGCAGATGGTAAAGAACAAACAAATAGCCACACTGAATTATAAAATGCGTTTTAATCAAATTGTTAATGAGTCGGCTGCGCATGAACTAGCACAAAAGTTGCCTAGTTTGAAAAAGCACGACTATACTACAATTGATGATTTGATGCGTAAAATTGCCAGTAAACATAGAATCACTGGCAAGGCACTACACGATTTATTTGTACGTAAGTATCACACTACCCCTGATTCTTGGGCTAATAAATTAGATGAAGAATCTGAAGTATCTGGCATAAAAGCTGAAGTAGAAAAATTTGCTGAGTGGGCAGGTAAGAAATTAAACATTCAACACATGCCCAAGTTTGATTTAAGCACAGATACTAAAGACGCACAAGATAATCATCACACTGGTCGTCACGAAATGGGCGGAGATACTATTTGGGTTTATGTTAAAAATCGTAATCTAGTAGATATACTACGTACCGTTTTTCATGAACTAGTTCACCAACGTCAAGATGAATTGGGTATGATTAAGCCTGGTGATAGTTATCCGGGTAGCCCAATCGAAGTAATGGCAGATATGCTTGCGGGTAAATACATTAAGATTTACGGCGAACAGAACCATCATATCTTTCAATAATCACTAATCTATGCTATACTGCATAGATGATTAAAATCTTAGTCCCATTGCCCAAAAAGATCACTGTCGCATGTAGCGGTGGTGTTGATAGTATGGCTGTCGTTGATTTTCTCAGACGAAAGCACGATGTAACTATTGCATACTTTCATCATGGAACTAAACACAGCAACCATGCTAGACAGTTTGTTGCTAATTACTGTGTAGACAAAAATCTACCCATGATGTATGGGCACTGCCGCACTGAAAAAGATCCAAAAGAATCACAAGAAGAATATTGGCGAAGAGAACGCTATGACTTTTTAAGTGGTGTCGGTCCAGTCATTACTTGTCATCACCTAGATGATTGTGTAGAAACATACATTTGGTCAGCACTGCATGGTACACCCAAAGTTATTCCATTGACTCGCAATAATGTACTCAGACCATTTCTAACTACACGTAAGGATGAATTCAAAAGTTGGTGCATCAGGCATGATGTACCTTGGATCGAAGACGAATCCAATCAAGATACCAAATACATGCGCAATTATGTACGCAATGTACTAATGCCACAGGCATTGCATGTTAATCCGGGCTTACATACTTTGGTCAAGAAGATCATTGAAGGTAAGCAAAATAGTTGACTTTGTTACACAGTACAACTATACTAACTACATATCTATTTAAGGAGAACCTATGTCAGATTACAACCGCACCTTCAATGGTGAAGCTAAAATTAAACTAACTCAACTTGTCAATGAAGGCATGTCAGTGCTACATGAAATTGATACATTGCAAGGTGGCTTGAATGACACGATCAAGGCAGTTGCAGAAGAACTTGAGATTAAGGCTTCTACATTGAAGAAAGCAATTAAGATTGCACACAAGGCAAGTCTCGGTCAGACTAACAAAGACCACGATGAACTCAACACTATCTTGGAGACTGTTGGTAAAACTCTATGAGTTATGTTGACGCCATTCATAGTAGGGATGAAGACCGTATCTATGTCGTAGAACGAGATAAAGACGGTAAGCGCCAATACAAAGAATTCCCTACTAATTACGTTTTTTATTATCCTGATCCTCGGGGTAAGCAACGTAGCATCTTCAACGAACCTGTCTCTCGTTTTAGCACACGCAAGCGTACAGAGTTTGAGAAAGAACGCAGAATCCACGCTGGCAAAAAGCTGTACGAAAGTGACGTTAACGTAGTGTTTCGTTGCCTTTCAGAAAACTATCTAGGCATTGATGCACCTAAACTTCACACATGCTTTTTCGACATTGAGGTTGACTTTGATCCTGTCAAAGGGTTCAGTCCTACCAGTGATCCATTCAATCCTGTAACTGCTATCAGTTGTTACTTAGATTGGCTTGATACTTGTTTCACTTTGGTCATTGCTCCCAAGCACATGAGCAAAGAAACAGCACAAGAAATCATTAGTGAGTTCGAAAATACACTTCTTTTTGATAACGAAAAGGATATGTTTGATGTGTTCTTTCAACTAATCGAAGATGCTGACGTATTAACTGGTTGGAACTCAGAAGGCTATGATATTCCATACATGGTCAA